GCTACGGGACCGTAGGCCCAGCCAACACCGCTCGGACCGGTTTGTATGTATTGCCCGACCGACCCAGCAGCGAGGTTAGCGACTGCGAGCGTTCCGGTGACACCCGTGGTGAGAGGCAGGCCGGTGGCGTTGGTCAGCACCGCCGAGGACGGGGTTCCGAGGGCAGGGGTCGAGCTCAGCCCGAAGGTCGTCTGCCCGTTGGAGTAAGTGACGACGATGTTGCCGCTTGAATCCGTGTTGAGCGAGGACACAGCCGAAGCCCAATTGCTTGTCGTTTCCGTAACACCAAACCAGTACGAACCTGGGGCAATCCATACAGGGCTGTTTGCGCTTGCGCCGTCAATGCTTTGACTGTCACCAATGCAAGGCCAAATGGGAAGCCAGTGAGTGCTGTCGGCGTTGTCAACCCAAACGGTTTGACCCACCGATGATATGTAGGGCAGGTGGACACCCGTACCTGAACCACCGTTGGTTGTAGCAGTTGCTCCCGAAACGATGTTGTAGTTGTACGTCAGGGCCGCCACGCTTGTCTGCGACGAGCCTGTTGCCGTGATTGAGCCAATCGTGCCGATTGTGCCTTTCTGAAGTGCGCCAGCGACCGTGGTGTTAGCGGAGATGATGCTTTCAACGTTGGACGTGCCGACCAGAGTAGCGGCGACTGAGCCGGCGCCAGAAGCGGTCACGTCGCCGGTCAGAGTGCTGATGCCCGTTCCAGCCGGTCCTTGTGGTCCCGTCGGGCCAGCAGGTCCCGTCGGGCCAGCAGGTCCCGTCGGGCCAGCAGGTCCAATAGTCAAGACCAAAGAGTCGTCCAGCGTCCAATAGGTCTGAGCGCCGGTGGAACCAATCGGGTAAGTGACAGCGACATAGTACGAATCGATTGCTACGCCCGTCATCTCCCATTGTCCGGGGCCGCCGAAGTTTGTGCCGGTGGTAACAGGACCAAAGACGTTCGTGCCAATCGTGCCGGTGGTAGGTGCAGCGGTGCCAGCGGCAGGTTCAGAGGTGAACAGCGACGTGCTGTAGGCCATGACCTGTGCGCCGTTGAGCGCACCCGAAGGTCCAAAGACTACGCCTGACAGAACGCCTGTGGTCATTAGAGTACCGATTCACCTTTGTTGATCGCCGCCTGGGTTTCGTCTAGGCGCTTGCCAAGTTTCGTGTCGCCACGAAGCGACGTGTTGGTTTCCACTTCCCACTTGGAGTCGGCGCGGGCTTCGAGCCGAGCCGCACCCTTCACCGACTTGGGCTGGAGTCCGTTCTTGCGTAGTCGCCGGTAGGCAGCCACGTCTTTGTGCATAATCTTTGTTTCACGCTCAACCGTGCCAGCCTCAGAACGGGTAGGCATAGCTGAGGCGGCGAAGGCAACCGAAGCAACCTTGCAACCAAAGCAACCTTCGGGGCATACGCCGGTGTTGTGTCGTAGCGTTGTCATTGGATACATCCTCCGTAACCAGCGCCGGTCAAAGCGGCTTGCTCTGCCGAAGTAATAACTGTTGGCGCTAAGTACACTTTAGTAATCCAGGGGTTGTGGGATACGCTGGTGGACGTTGGGACCGGGGGCGTGTGTTGGTAGTTGACGTAGTAGGACGTTGAGTACGAAGCAGAAGGGTTGTTGGGGTCGTACGGGTACGGAATGTTGGTGTTAGTCACACCAACAATGTTGCCGCTCAAGTCAAAGCCGTTAGGCGTGTCCTGAGCAAACGTGCCGTCGCTGAGAGCGAACACCGTGATATACCGCTTGCGATTGGGGAAGTACCTAAACAAACGATTCCCCAGCCCACCTGCAAAGGGCAGGATGGGTGGGTTATCGTATGCAATGGGCGGAGTGAAAGTTGCCACTCCGAACTACTTTCGACCTTGCGCTCCAAGACGGATTGCGGCCTCGGTGTCCGTGGTACCACGACCACCCGTAGTCTGCACTTCGCCGCGAGGCGTGGTGGCAGTACCGACTGGCTTGTTCACGCGGTCAATACCCATCTGGCTCTGCTCAAGCAGAGTGGTCGGGCGGAAGTCCATCACAAAGCCAGGACGCTCACGGTTGTCCGTGCTAAACACATCGTCAAAACGGCTAGGCATTAAATGTCCTCTCGAACCTTGAAGGGGATGACTTCAGGCTGAATAGTGGCAGCAGCGTAGTCAATGGTGGTGATGCCGGTGATCATTGGAGCCATGAAACCATCGCGGTTCGTGTTCGCTTCCATGCCACGGTTGGCTGGGCCACTCGTAGTCGTGGAGGTAACAGGAGTCGGGATGATGCCAGTGTCAATGTAATTGGCAGCGGTGCTACGAAGGTCGAACTCCGAGATGGTCTTGAATGCAGCGCGTGATTCCATTACATCCACCTTGCATCTGTCATGGTGCAGTTACCGCAATAGCACGGGTCTGAGGTTTCTCCCTTGACGGCGCTGGCGTCATTGCGCTTTGCAGCGGCAACACGGTCAAACGAACGTCCGGGAATTGGGTCTGCGGCGTCGATTCCGCGTGTAAGGCCGAGGCCAGTGGGGATTGTCATAGTTCCTCCGAGGTGAACTGGTGGGAAACGGGGACGAGTACGCCGTTGAGGTCTGTAAGACGACCGCAGATGAGACAGTGGATTTCATCAATCCCTGCCTGCACGTCGAACGAACGACATGCGGCGCAATTACGAGGCCATGGCATACTCGTCCCCTATTCCTACTAGTTGGCCGGGTAGACCACGCTGGCGGAGCCGAGCGTACCAGTGCTGAGGCTGCTTGCAACCGTGAACTGGTTGAGTGCAGTGTTGACCGCGGTGACGACGTAGGTGCCGTTGATGCCGCTGGTGGTGGCACCAGAGATAACAACTGCATCGTCGGTAGCAAGACCCGGAGCCGCCGAAGCCGTGAACGTTGCGAAGCCCGTAGAAGGCGTGTTGAACGCAACGCTTGACAACGAGGTGGTGACAGCGGTATTTTCACCCATGTCAATGGTCGGGTCGAACGAGGTACCAATGTCAGCACCAAGCAACGAGGTCGACTCAATGCGCATGACAGAAGCCTGACGGAAGATACCGTAAGCACCCAGCCAGTACCAACCCAGCGGGACGTAGCGGCGCAGGCGGTCGGTGATGGGACCGGGCACGACGTGCGGGTACGCGCCATTGCCGTCAATCATCGAGTACGCCTTGGCAAGAGCCTGACGGCCCAAGACGATGGTGCCGTAGACGTTGGCTGACGAAGCACCAGCACCCGAGAACACGGGAGCGCGAGGCGTTTCGATCCAACGGACGCCTTCGAAGGCACCCAACTCACCAGTCCAGATTTCACCCGGCTGAGCGTACACGTGAGGCGCACGCCAACCTTGAACGTTGGAACCAGAAATGGTTTCGCCCTGAAGGTCGGCAACCAGGTCGGGGTGAATGTAACCGACGTACATACCGCCAAACGTGGGAACGTTCTGCGAGCGCAGACGAGCGCGAGCGACACGAATGTCCAACGAGGACAAAGTGTTTGCCGCAGCAACCGACGAACGAGCCGTTACGGAACCAAGCGACGTAGCGCCCAGACCCGATGCGTACATCACGTTGGTGCCGTTGTCGAGGGCAGCACGAGCAATCGTGTCAATCGAAACACCAGCGTTGTAACCAACCACGTTAGCGACAACTGGGTCGATGTCCACGAACGAGGTGCCACGCAACTTGGCAGTGGTGAGTACGGCGTTACCGTATTCAGCCAAAGTCAGCGTGACCTGCGAGTCAGACAGGGAAACGGTCGCCACGTCGCTGGTTTCGGTCAGAGCCGAAGAAGCGATGGGCAAGTCGTTGACAATAGTGAACGTTACCGAAGCACCAGGCATTGACTGGGCAGTCGGCTGGACATCGGCAGCGGCGTCGAAGTACAACTCAGGACGAAGGGCAAAGTACGCCAGTCGGTCGTACGCTGCCTTCGAAAAGTCAAGAGTACCTGAACCCGTGTAGGCGTCAGTACCCGATACGTTGCCAAATTCATTGGCCATAATAGGGGTTTCCTTTCAGGAAGTGAAAGGCTTAGTACATCCCCGTGGTGGTGACGCCGACCTTACGGCCTACATCACCGGACGCGATCCGCATGACTTCCTCGACGCTAGAGGCTCCGGCTAGTGCAGCAAAGTATTCCTGCTGGGGGTCGGGTGTTGCACCAACTGACCCAATAGTTGCACCTTGCGCCCGACGCTGAGCTTCAAGTTCGTGGTCAAACGACGGCTCTACCTGCTGGGCTGGTGCGTCCAAGATTCCGTACTCGCGAGCCTTCTGGCGGATTGCCTCAAGGTCTGCTTCGCCACGATAGGCGTCCCGGAAAAGATTTCCGAGAGGTGAATCTGGAATACCTGCCTTGGCTAGTAGGACTTCACGCTTTTGATTTTCAAGTTCCTGACGGAGAGCGTCTAGTTCCTTGCGAGCCTTCTCAGCTTCACGCAACTGCTTCCGAATATTCGGATCAAGCGGCTGGTTCTGCTGTTCTTGCTCTTCAAAATCGTCGTCGTATGCCATGCAATCGCTCCTTGCGGGTACGCACTTTGCCAGAGGTTAACAAAGCGGATAATCAGTTGATGCACGCTGGTACGCATCAGGGGTGTGCAATCCCTAATGGGTGTGGAAGCCAGCGCGCCTGCGGCCAAACAGGGCCAACTACCTACTTAGATGATACATTGCAAGCCGTGTTTTGTTACGCTAAGTACGCGCAGTTCCCAAGCCGGTAACACCCTTAGCGGTTTCCACAAAGCCACCGCCCTTTTCAAATGGAGCGACCTTTGCTTCTTCAGCACGAGCCACGGCAGTCTGAGCGGCGACTTGGTTCATGCCACCGTAGCCAGCCAACTGCGAGGCAATGAGGGTGGTGGTGTTAACGGTCGGGTTAGCCTGCCCTGGCAAGGAGCGCGTAAGGGCCACATCACGGCTGGCGTTAAGTAGGCTGTTCTCGATCTGCGACACACCGTAGCCGAGAGCTTGTCCACCCTTGACGGAGGCGAGTTTCGCCATTTGTCCGAGTTCGCTACCCTGCGCCTTACCCAGCCCAGTCAGGCCGACACGGTTGGAGTAGTCCTGAATCTCCGCCGAGGCAACATTACGCTGCATCGTCTGGAGTGCTTCCTTCGGGTTCATAAAGTAGTGCATCAAGTCCTTAGGCGTGACACCGTACTCCTGCTCCAGAATCTTCTTCGTGTTGGCGTCGGCATTAGAGATAACGGCGTAGACGTCCTGCACTCGCTGGGTGTACTCGACGGCAGAAACGTGACCGTTGAGCAACTTACCGATTTCCTGCTGGGTAGGCATGGGTGCGCCGTACTGAGTGGCGCCGTTCATAATTGACTGTGTGTACGTCATGTACTGGCTCTCGGTCATCTTGAGTGCGCCAGGTTGCTTGTTGTACTCTGCCAAGCCGGGGAAGGCATTGTTGTACGCCTGGTGGATTTCCTTGTCCACGTTTGCGCCGAGGTTGCTGGGGTTGCCACGAAGGACGTTGAGAATCTCCGAGGGCGACGTCATCTGCCCGTTGGGGTTGGTGACTAACTCGTGAACGAACTGCGTGATGGCGGGGGTGTCAAGACCCCATTGGTTTAGGTACGACTGTACTGCCGTCTCGGCGCTGTACTCAGCGGAGTAGGTGGCGCCCAGTTTCGCAACCTGAAGCCCAGCACGCTGAGAGGACTGGAACTCAGCAAGACCGGACGTGACCGATTGC